ATCTCTAAAAGAACCAGCTCCTCTACTATCTGTAGAAATAGTATTTGTTGAATAATTAACTAATGAAGGAAATCGTTTATAAGATTGTCTTGCAAAATACACATTGTTAGCAACATTCGCACCAGGATTATTATGTTCTGGTTGGTCAGGTAGCCATTCTCCAAAGGGTATTTGCATTATTATCCTATTGGTTGTTATTTGTTATTGCAACAAAGTTATCATTAAATGAACCTGCAACAGTTACATCACCTCTTTGTTGTAATGGTGCATTTCCATATTGATCTTCTCTATCATTTCTCTCAAGTCTTTCCATAGCAGTTGAATACATTTGTTGCCATTGTTGAACTTGTCTTGGCTCAATACCACCTAAAAAGTTAGCAGCATGATATAATGATCCATATAAATATATAGCTGGATGATTAGTTAAAATATAATTGGATGTATTAGAATCTGATAAAGCATCAAATTCTTTAAAGTAATTAATAACTCCTGTGTAAGAAGCTGATGGACTTGGTGCAAATCTAAAGTTATCTCCAAGTATTGTAAATGTGCTTGGCATACCAGATGTTGAGCCACCTTTTATTTGATCCATTTGTGCAGGAGTAATATATTTTAGTGCATACTTAGTGCCACCTTGTAAAATATAAAAATCTCTTACTTGTAAAAATCCAGTTGGTAACGCTACTGTTTCAGAATCAATAGTAAAAGAACTATTTGTTTCATTCATTTTTCTAATTCTTAATTTAGAATTAAAATCTTTTTCAGTAAGTACAATAAAATCTTCTGAAATCTCATTAGTTAAATCGGATCTGTTTAACCAGTTAGCAATTGATGTTTTTAAATCTGAATATGTTGCTAGTGCCATTATAATTTTCCTTCAGCAGTTCTAAAATATCTAAATTCGCTGCTATTTAATTTTTTCTTTAATATTTTTTTTTGAACTTCTGGTGGTAGTCCAAACCAATTACTATCACCATTATACTCATTTGCCCAGACACTTAAAGCAATAGTTGGAATACTGGCTACTCTTTTTAAATCTCTTGATTTAGAATAGCCATCATTCATATTTAGCAATTCTTTGTTATGCTTTAGGTGTGAATCAATATTAACTTCTTCTTTAACTGCAATTTTACCTTCCATGTCATCTTTCATGTAGGTTGTTTTTTGCAATCCATCTAAAATTATATCTTTTTTCATCTGCCTTGACCTTTATATCTTTTTTGTTTTTTTTGTCTTTTTTCATTTTTGTTCTGAGATTTTTTATGTTTGCCAGGTCTTTTTCTTGGCTTTGGTCTTGGAACAAAATGAACAAACTTTTGTCTAGCCATTAGCCAGACATTTCAGTAACTGAAACTTCAGCACTACCAATCACAGCAACTTTTTCACCAGGTGAAACTTTAAAAATTTCAGGTTGGTCAGCAGGTATAAAGATTGTTGAAGAACCAGCAGTAGATACAGCAGTTGGATTCGCACCAAATAAAATATAAACATCAGCAGTAGCTGCTATTCTTACATATTCAGTTTGAGAACCAAAAGCACTTGATTGTGAACTTGTACCTGTGCTTGTTATTCCTTGATGAGTAGTAGGTCTTAATCCATAATTAAAACTCATAGTTTTTCTCCTAATTAATTAGGGGGAAATACCGCTAGGCAAGATCCCCCTTTGGTTTATTATCTTCTAATTACAAATGTAACAAGTAATTTTTGTGTTCCAGTAGAACCACCATCAGTAATCATTTCGATAGTTCCATCTTCTTCTACTCTGTTAGCAGCACTTGGCTCAGATGTATCTACATCACCAGCAGCAGAACCAGAGTTGGCAACTGTAATAGCAGAATTTGTCATAGCAGTACCACCAATTTCAAAAGTGATTGCTGCATCTCCACCTGAAATAGCACCTTGTAAAGCAGTTATAATTTTAACTACTTTTCCGCCATCAGGAATAGCAACAAAAGTTGATGAAGCTGTTGATACATCTTCAATTTCAGCTGTTATAAAATAATCGTTTAATGTTCTCATTTTTTATCCTTTTTATTTGCTTCGTTCCGACTTTAAATAAATCTTCAAAGACCAAACAAAATTGTTGATTAAATATGATGGGGGATTTCTCCCCCACCACAAATTATTTATTATGAAGTAGTTAGGTCTGTAACCATTCCACTTGCTTTTTCATTTCTTGACTCAAGAGTGTACTCAGCAACCATAAATCTCTGATCTGCGTCAGCAGTCTGAGCTGGAGTTTGCAAAGCAAAATCTCTTAAGAAAGAAACTGCCCAGTAGTCCATCTCTAATATAAGAGCATCTTGACCTACTTTAGCAGCAGTAGCATTAGCACCTCTAATGAATCTGTTTGGAGCTACTTGCATAGTTCCGAAATCTGACTCATATACATCAATAGAAGTAATTAATCTTCTATCTTCAGCAGCGTCAAATCTTGTAGATCCACCAGTAAAGCCTGATAGTTTTTGTTTATTGAAAGCACCAACCATAATCATGTTAGGGTTTCCGCCTTCATTGTAACAACTTCTCAAAACACCTTTTAACTGATCTTCAGTAAAAGCTCTTTGAGTACCATCAGTTCTAGCAGCACCATTACCTGCACCAGATCCACCAGCACCTGCATCAACATTAGTTTCGATCCAAGTTTGGACTCCACCTAATTCTCTTGCAGTTGTAGCATCACCAGCTTCGGCAGCGTTGTTAGATAAAAGAGCAGTTTCCATATCTCTTTTTAACTCTTTCGCAGCTTTAGCTACTTGGTAAGCTAACTCATTGTTTCTACCAGCAGATGTTACAGCATCATTAGTTCCTGATACTTGAACAGCTTTAGTAGAGATTTGAGTGTAGTTAGTTTCTTTAGTTGTCGCACTTTGAGTTCCATAAGAAATCGCAGCACCTTCAACCGCAGCATTTGCAGCCACATCAGCTAATGCGTCTGTTTGCCATTGGTGTGAAGTGTTTGTTGCTTTTGTTTTAGCAACGCCAGACATAAAAGGTGTTTCAGTTGGTGATATTGAATAAATAATATCTGCCAAATCTTCTCTTATGCCGACTGTTTGGTATGTTTGATATACAGCCATTGTTTATCTCCTTAGTAGGTTATTGTTTATAAATAACGAAGTAAAAGATCAGTAGCGTCTTTTGGACTTCCTGACTTTTTCAACGCTTTAATTTGATTCAACCTAGACTTAGAGTTTAATTCTTCTTTTGTACTTTTAATGCCTGACTTAACAAACTTAGTAGTTGGTTTAACTTTTTTAGAAACTAAATTAGGTTTAGCTGATTTAGTTTTATTAAAGTTCATACCATCCATAATCACATCGAAATATCTTGAATCATAAATTCTTGCGACATCCTCATTTGAGAATCCTTTAGAACTTAAATAGTTCATAATATTCGATTTAACTGTTGCACCTTTTATAGGATCAGCAATTTCAGGATGTTTCATGTGAAGTTTTTTTTGTTCTTCTCTTAACAATTCCTGGAACTGAGATTGTTGATGCTCTCTCAGTTTTTGCTGTGCTTGTTGAATTGATTGTTTTCGTTTTTGTATTCTACGATCAACTCTAGCAGCTTCAGTCGGATCTTCCTCCCAAAGAGCATCTAACTCTTTAGAATTCATATCGTTGTTAATTTCAGCATTCAAAGTAACGACTAAAGAATTTAAATCTTCCATCTTTGTTGAATACTGGTTTTTCAGACGATCTTCTTCGGCTTTTAGCTCTCTTTTTTCAATCGCTATCTCCTCAGTTTTTCGTCTATAGTCGGCATCTTTTTGATAACCTGCTTTTAATTCTTCAAGGTCAACATCAATCTTTTCACCATTGATAATAACTTGGTGTAGATCGGTTTCTTGTTCTTCAATCGCATTTTCATCTTCGGATGCTTCTTCTTCTAAAACTTCCTGAACTGGTTGTTCCGGTTGAGTTTCAGTTGGTTGTTCAACCTCAGTTTCTGTTTCTACTTTCGCTTCAACTTCTTCTTTTGGTTCAACTGGTGTTGCTTCTGCTTGAGGTTTTTTGATAACTCCTTTAGAGTCCATTAAACCTTCAATAGATTTAGCAGCACCTTGTACTGACACATTGTTCAGTAATGGGTTACTGTCAGACATTTAAGTCCTCCTATGGTTAAGCTGTCGTTAGACTTGGCTTTGATTTAATCAAAGAAAAAAATTTCTTTGCTTATTTCAACCTTGATGGTTAAAATTTTGTTTGGCGTTGTTGTTTTCTAAAATCTTCTAACTGTTTCTCTGCAAGTTTCCCTGTTTCAATTACAGTTTGAAGATGTTGTTCTACTTTTCCAACAACATTATAAGCAATCCAGAGTTTTTCTCTAGTATCGCTTTCTTTCGCACCAGTTTTTTCAAGTAGTGCTTCAGAATAAAGTTTTTTTAGAGAATCAATTGCCTCTATAAAAATTTTATTCTCCAGTATTTGTTTGGCTTGGTTGGATCGGCTGATTTCTTCCGATCTCCTCACCTGGTCTTTGGTTTCCATTTAGTCCTTGTAACTGTTGACTGAACATATTAGTCGATTTTGTGGCTTGTTCAAGAATTTTGTTATCTCCTGCCACCATCATCTTATCTAAATCTGCATCAGCTTTAATTTTTGCAGTATCTAACTGAGTATTATATTTTAAAGCCATTTCTTTTATCTTCGCTTCAAAGTCTAATTGCATTTCTTGAGTTTTTTGAGCCAATTCTTGTGCTTGTAATTGTAGATCAGCAATTTTTCTCTTATTCTCAGCATCAATTCTAGTAAATTCTATTTTTTCAATAGGAGTTAGAGGTGGTGGAGCTGGTGGAGGCATCATTTGTTTGCCAATATCAGGATTAACAAAGTAACTTTCCACATTTTTAAGTCCAGCGTTCTCAATTACTTTCGATAAAGTGTTATAAATATTTTTTAGAGTTACCATTGGCATCTCTTTTCCACCTTGTAACTGAAATGCTTGAAGTTGTCGTTCAAGGATGTTGTTTAGAACTAGGATTTGTTGTTCTTTAGAGCCAGTTCCAAGTCCTACCACAATATTAATATTAAATTTATCTTTCCATTCAGTAGGTTTAACCGGAATGTACTGATTATTTAACATAACAATTCTTTCTTTGTCTTGATACTTAACCATAAGCTCAAATATTTTTCTAAATAAATC